ACCAATAGAAGTTACTTTAAAGCCATTAATTCTGTCTGCCATTAAAACACTCTAGGATGGAATGAGGGGCTAATAGATGCTGTAGAACTCATGTACAGAGGCTCATCTAGCAACAGTCTTCGCATCGCTCTAATACCAGTATCAAACTTGTCTTTGTACACTGCTGCACCTTGTTCATTAGACCTGAACATCAGCATGTAGAACATAGCACCATCAATCAATACATTAGTAAATCTATCTGGAATAATAGCTACATCAGTAGATTCAGCTAAGTCAGCAGGGAAAGACCAATACTTATATTCAATCTCATACGCCTGATCTGGAATAGGAGTAGCACCAAACTTAGACTCTTGTGTTTGATATACGGCAATGGTAGGACCATACCCACCAGTACCATTAACATCTTCCTGAGGACGATGGTTGTTCAGGTAGTCAGTGTAAGTAAGAACAGCAAGACGGGATGGCTGATTGTTAGCTGCAGTAAGTTTCTTTAAATAGAAAGAATCCCAGTCTACAGTGGATGTATTAGAAGGAAAACTATATGTACCTGTACCAACAGTTAGTGTCTGGGTCTGGGTAGCTAAAGCAAAAGGCCATTCTTGTGCGGAGTGCATCAATTCTCTAATGGATGAATTGACAGCATTCTTAGCTAGAGCTTGGATGTTTCTAGCACCATCGAATTCGGTGGAGTCCAAAGTGACCTCACCCATTCTTCGTAGCAATTCATTCGTTAAAGAAATGTATGTAGACATATTTTTTAAACAATAAAAGGGAGAGGCAATTACGCCCCTCCCTATATCAACTAGCTATTAAGCCAGTTGCTCACGGTCCACTGAGGCACGAGCTGGGCGACCATCAACATTGATCAACACAGCCCATACACGCACTTCACCAGAGGTGGGAGCAGTAGTGGCAGTAGCGATCAACAAGTCGATAGTGTCAGCAGTGGCGTTGACGATAGGCTGGAAAGCAGCAGCATTCTGGGCATAAGCACCAGCAGCAGCAGCGTCAGCATCGAAGCCATCAACGAAGTTGTCAGCATCAACACCAGTAACACCCAAGTCAAAAGTAGTATCAGAAGACTCACCACCGAGGACAGTGATAACTTCCATACCAGCATTCAAGATGAGAGTGTTAGCGGGAACATTGATACACTCGATAACATCAGCAGCAGCCAAGGCAGAGCCTTTAGCTGTAGCTGCAGCAGCGAAGTCAATAGTAACATCGACCAAGTAAGGGACAGCACCAGCGGTGCGACCAGCGGAGGCTGAACCAGCCAAAGTTGTAACAGTTGCCATTATCGTTCTCCTTAAGCAGCGTTGTATTTAGCAGTGACGATGCCTTCAGGACGCAAGATTTTGCGACCATAAAGATGCATACCACGCACGATGTCAGCGAAGCTGTCGGGATCACGATATGTCTCAGTCTTAGTGATTTGCTGAGCAGTTGCAACAGCAGAGTCATGACCACCAACAATCACGCCATAGTTGGTGTTCTGGTTAGGAGCACCAGAAGTACCGGGACCAGTACCAATCTTTGGCAGGTTGTTAGAAACATAGATGCGGAAGCCATGCAAGTTGTTAATGACCAAGCCGTTCTGCAAACCAGAACCACCAAAGTCACCGTTCAACAAACGGCTGTCTTCGTCCTTCAACATTTCGATGAACACAGGATCGACCACCAACCAGCGACCAGCGGAATCAACAAACTGTTGATCCAACAAGCGGCCCATACGAGCAACCACCATCAATGGAGATGCCACATCTGTAGGCAGTGCTGTTGCACCGGGCAGACGAGGAGCCAAAGGAATGGAATGATCACCAGCAGAAGCTGTGGTGATGTTACCAAAGCTACCTTTTTTCAGCTTCATAGAAGCCAACAACTCATCAGCACCAGCGGCAGTAACTGCCTTAGTACCAGAAGCTGTTGTACGAGCTGTATCAGGATTCACATGCTTTGCAGACTGTGAGAAACCAGACAAGTAACCCAAGACATCTTGGTCATACTGATCACGCAAACGATACGCTGCACGATCAGAAGCCATCTGCATGAAGTTCACATGTGAGTGAGCAGCTTCGATGTCATCAATCTTGAAAGCGTAGTAGTTAGCTTGGTCAACAACCAAGGTGAAGTCTTCATCATTCAGATCTTGAGCAGTGATCTGTGTACCACGAGCATAGCTCTGTACAGACACTTCAGGTTCTTTAATGATTTTGACACTGTCGCCCATGTTTGCGATTTCACCAAAGTAATCGTTATTGGTGATGTCTTCAACAGTAGACGCTTTACGGAATGCAAGTTGTACTTGCTTTGAATAGATTACAGGGCTAAAATTACCATTGGGTAAATTGCCGTAACCTGCAGCACTTGGAAAAGCCATTTTAATATCCTCCTAGATATGTGTTAGGCATATAATTAAATACGCTCAACATCACCACAGAGGCTGTATTTGATGGGTGTGTACAGAACAGGGATGCCTCCACTTGTCTATACAGGCCAACAAACTTCAGGTTGTTCTGACAGTTTATTGTTTTGCGTGACAGATAACTCTATGGGGTAGTGTAGCTAGCATGTTACGGCCCATAGGAGCAAGACTAGATACCTAGTCCTGCTTAAAGTTATACCAGTTGTTTCAGGTTTGTCAATACTTAACGAGCACTTCCGCTAATATCGTATACAAACTTACCTGATTGTAATGCTTTAGCAATAGCTTCTTGGTTCTTTTCATACTCAAAGGTAGACATTTTATTTACCTGTGACTCATAAAAGACACCATCTTTGCTTTCGCCTGTAGGTGCAGAACGACTACCACGGGTGTTTACGCTTTCAGCAGCACCCTTATCTGCGGCAGGTTTCTTAGCCTTAATACCTTTATCAGCTTTGTACAAGTCGATGGCACGGGCAGCCGCCTTAGCATCACTCTCATTATCATACAAAGCATCTTGAATCCATTTAGGCTGTTCTTCAACCCAGTTGTGGAAGTCATCATCATCACGGATAACATTAAAGTCTGGGTGCAAACGCATCAACTCAGCCTCTGCCTTATCCTTAGATGTCTTCTGTTCTCTCTCATCTAGCTGTTTGAATCTTTCATCCAACGCTTGAGTTTGTTCCTTAGCCTTCTTAATTGCAATTGTTTCAACAATCTTTGCAACATCAGGATAGGTCTTTGCCCACTCAGCTAGTTCTTCCTCACTCTTAGGAAGACTAATTTGTTTCTCTGTACTCTGCTGAAGCTGTGAGCGTAGCTCATCAATCTGCTTTTGCAAAGTAGTTTGCTGTTGCTGAGAATGTCTACGCAGATCTCCATAACGCTTCTTAAAGCTTTTCTCTTCTGCGTTTAAAGAACTGTCCTCAGGTTCTTGTGCTTCCTGTGGATCTTTGTTCTTATCTTCAGCTATTTGTTTCAACTCTGCTTCTTCTTGTTCAATCTTATCTTTGTTAGCATTACGCTTACCAAAGGGAGAAAAAGCCTGAGCTTGTTGATTCTGATTCACTACTGCTTCTGTCATACTTACCTTTTAAGTTGGGGCTAACTGTAGCTGTCAATACAGGGAGATAGGTAGCCAAGGATGGTGGGGGTTATTAAGTACCTGTCTGCCCACCTCAGACTTAGGTATTCAGATTATATATTATTTCTTACGTCTTGCAACTAGTCCACCTTTAGCCATAGCAAGCTCAGGACCAGCAGCAAAATTATCTGGCATTGTAGTAGACATATCAGGCATTGTATCTAGTCCGGTAGGAATAGACGAAGCTGCTTGGTCCATTGAGCTAGATAACATAGCGTCTTCCATACCATCTGTCAATCGATAGTCAGCAGCTTCTGAAAAATTAAAAAGTTCTGTATCTGTTGGTTTGAAAGCATTAGAATCAAATTGAATATTTTCATTAATTGTGTTTTGATTTTGTCTTTCTATTACTTTTTCAGACACCTTATCAAACAACATATTATCTAAACGCTTGTTAGAATCTTCAGGTGTTTCCATCAACATACCAATATTGCTTTTATTATTAACAGTTTTCTCAGTTGGTGTTAAAGCTTCTTGTTGTCTTTGTGCTTGATTGGCAATGCTTACTTCTTGAGCACCTTCTGGAATATTAGTAGCTGGTTCGCCATTAATGAAAGTAACAAACATAGAGCTACCATCAGGCGTTTTAAATTGCTTTACTTCAAAACCAGAACTAGGTGTAGGCATACCACCAACAGCTAAGTTGTTCTCTTCACCTTCACTATCCAGCTCACTCATGATGCTATCAATCTCAGAAGCAAACTCATCACCATGTGGTTCTTCTGGTTTGGCTGCTTGTTCAGCATTGCCCATCTGACCAATCTCTTCCATACGAGCCAAGCCTTCTTTGGCTTTGTCTCTAATCTTCATTAGACGATCTAGTCCAATATACCTAACAACATCAGCAGGAAGAACAAACTCACCCTCGCTAAGCTGAGCAGGAATATCATCTCTAACTTCTTTTTGTAAAGAGCCAGCAGGTACTTCGTTACCAGATACAGGATCTACTGTACCACCTTCTTCATTCATGCCGCCTTCAGCAAATAGTTTGTCTGTATCATTTGTGTACATTCACTTCATCCTTAAGATATTTCAATCTGCGTAAAGCAGCAATGGCTCCTTGAGCCTTTCCAATCTCACGCATATCTGAAGCTTGCTCCAAGTCTTTCTGCTTGTTTGCAATTTCAGCATCAAGCAAATCTTGGAACGCATCCCATGTCACATGAGTGTTTACGAAGCCTTTAAGCTTGGGGAGGTACGGCTTGGACATTACCAGCAAATCCTTGTTCACCCGGCACTGGTGCAGCACCAACGCCAATATTTCCACCACCACCACCAGTCATATCAGAGACTGGAGGAGGACCACCTTCTGGACCACCAACAGGAGGAGCACCCTCTGCAGGAGCAGGAGCTGTAGCTTGTTGCATCAGCAAAGCTTGACGCATAGCTTCTTCCATGTTGTTAGTAACCTTGTCTGGATCTAAGTCCATACTCTTCGCAATCTCACGAATGATATATGGAAACTTAGCAAACGGCATCAATGAAGGAGAGCTTGCAATTTGCAAGAACTGCATCAAGCGTTGGCTTCTCACCTCATTAGCCATCAAGCTCTCTGTGCCTCTAGCTGTAACTTCCAAGTCTCCTCTGATTGATCTATCAAAGTCAAATTGCATATTGAAGCTAAAGAAAGCCTTACCCAACGGAGCTAACAAATAATCATCCACATTCTTGATGATGGTTTTAACACTACCAGATGCAGCATTCATCAACATAGAAATACCAGAGGCTGTTCTACCAACACCACTCACACCAGTTTGTCCATGTGAAAATGATGGCATGCCTGTAGATTCGTCAGCAAGCTGTCGTGCCTTATCAAACAGTTGTAAGTTCTCAGCAGCTACGTTAGGAAACTTAGTTCCAAACAAGCTTTGACCGGGAGCACCACCCTGTCGTCTAAACACTTTACCCGGAAAGACAGACATGTCTTGACCGGGAACGAGGTTGGTTTCATCCACCTCGAATACAAGGTTGCCAGACAACACCGCATTGTCTACTGCCATACGCATAAAACCATTCATGAGGGTCTGGGTGTCGTCCATGTTTTCGGCAACACCAATGCCAAATAGAGAGTAGGGGTTTAATTCGCAAGGAGCAGCATAGTACGGAATGTTGGCGGGCTTAAACGGATTTAATACTAAGCGCATAATTTTACCATTGCAAAACCATACGTTAGCTTGTAGTTCTTTGTAGTCTTCAAGTTCTTGTGGAATAGTAATGTCGTTTTCTTTGAGCAGGTCAACATCAACATTGCCCCAATATTCCAACACTTCAAATCTATCTATACCAAAGTTGGGAGCATAGTCTTTTAAATCATCTTCCCAATATTTCTTAACATAAGAAGAACCTGCTTCAATCACTTCTTCAATAACATTAGCCCTAAACAATGGACGATTCTTCAAAGCTCTAAGCTGTGTAGAGCTAAGCTTGTGACGCTCAATAATGTATTGAGCTTCTTCCATGTTAGTAGCATCAGGATCAGGATAGAAGTTCCAGATAGAAACATGTGATGTCTCTGGTACTGTCTTCATCTCTGGTGTATATGTACCTTCTTCATCCCAGTTTGGATATTCCTTTGTCTTAGCAAACGGGCCTTTCATGATGCCTGTACCAAACAAAGCCATCTCAAAAGCTGTAGAGCGAAGATGCTTATTAGCACCACTCTCATCCAACTGGTCATGTATTTTCTTTTCCATCTTCTTAGCTGCAACCATTGCAGGATGGAATGTAATGGAAGAAGGAGTTACACCCGGACCTTCTTTAAGACCTTTAGTGTCTTTAAGTTGTTCTGTCAATGGACCAAGACGATCCATTAAAGTTTTTAATGTAGCACCGGGTGGTAGATCTTTACCATCACCTTTGTAACCAAACGGAGAAGCCACCTCAGGTTCTGCACCTTCTGGTGCTTTAGGATCAATATGTACTGTATCAACTACACCTTCTGGCAATACAGTGGGATCAACACTCAGAGGAAACTTGTTATTAGCAAATAACACATCAGTGATTTGACCATATGCTGCAAGCACCTTGGTCTTTGTCACTTTAATAAATACACGGCTCTTCTCTGTCTCAGTGAATTTAACTTCAGGTCCATAGATACCACGATAGTTTCTATATGCCTTGAGCCAACGCTGTTCGTCCTGTCTACGGCTCTCTTCAGCTTTCGTATATCTCTCGTTTAGAAAAACCAAGAGGCTATCACCAGCAAATGGTATAGCCTCGCCTTCCTTCTTGTCTTCTAAACCAATGGACTTGTCATCCATGAAATTGTTTGTCGCCATAAATACCCTTTAATACCCAAATGTGGGATCTGCCATCCTCATCCCACTACCACCAGAGGTTAATGGATTGTAATCGAACAAGCTGCTTCTAGGTCTGCTCATTACACCGTAGCGAATGGCATCGTATAAGTGATCTTCAGCTTTAGTATCAATATCCTCTGGGTTCTTTTTATCCAAAGGTATGATGGGTAGCTGAGCAATCGTATTTACACAGTTGCTTGTTATAACTAGTCTTGGTTGTTCTGTAAAGGGGTCAAGCTGTAGTCTTCGATGCAGCTCATTCTTACCTGACACCCTACTACCAGCACTTCTATCCGCTGGCCTCCACCTACAACCCTCTGCAATCATCTGTTCTGCCAGTGATGGACCTGTATCACCACGCTTATGCCAGCAACTACTGTCCAATACACCGTACCGAAGAGGACCATCGTTCTCTTCAGCCCTCAATATCATGTGAGCGAGGTCTTTGGCAAGTACCTTGCTAACATATAGCTCACGATAGATAACCAATTGCTCACTTGGAGACACAGCAAACCACACCACAGCACTATAACTTCCGTATCCATAGTCACAAGCCCTAAATTTAGTCCAATTACTTGGTATGTGGAACGGTTCCACTACATGAATCTGTCTATTAAACTCAGGAAACGCTGCACCTTCAGCAATATCCCAATTACCTTCTAGTAGTTGCTTCCTTTGATGCTCAGGAAGGGACAACAACATGGTTTCATAGTCACCTGTCTGCATCAAATAGGGGTTATCCGTCAACATAGCAGGGATAAACCTACGCTTAAACAGTGGTTGCCCCTCTTTACTGTGTCCTTTGGGATACACTAGGGTAGTTCCACTCTCAATATCAGTGGCATCAAAGGCTTTACCCGCTGGAGAAGGGTCAATAAACATCTTCTTCACCCAAGCATGACCCGGACCACCCGGATTTGTTGTAGCTCTCATGAAGATTGGTAGGTCTGCTGCCGCTGTACGCAGTCGAGAACGCATATAGTTCCACGGAAATGGCGTATGCCACTGCGTCAACTCATCAAAACCAATCCAGCTAAACGCCAAACCCTGATATCTCAATACGTCTTCATCTCTATCAAGGTAGGACATCCATAGTCTAGCCCCTGATGGTGCTTCCCACTGCATCTTTCTCTCACTCCACTTGATGCCGGGATAAATCTTTGGATAAAGCTCTTGGCTTTTCCAGATGAGTTCTCGAAGTTCCTCTGTCGTGTGACGCAGAAGCAACCCAGAAAACTGCGGATGCACCATATACCTAAGAGGATCTGCAAGCATGGCATAACTTTTACCACCACCAGCAGCTCCACCATACAACACTTCCCTCTCTGACGATGCTAAGAAGAATGTTTGAGGCCCGGGGTTGGGCTTAAACAACACTTCTCTCTCATCAGCTATTGGTAGCGGTGTCTCCTCCGAGCTTGCTATCGATATATTGGGTAAGCTTGGTGTAGCTTTCTGACTCGAAGTATCCGGTTTGGTCTTCTTTGCCGAGCCTCTTTTCGTACCTTTGCGCTTGCTCAAGGGCTTTTTGGAGCCTTCGGGCAAGGTTGCGGTAAGTAGTGGATTTGTATCCGTGTTTTCGCTCACTCTTAATTCTCTTTAAAAGACCAACATGACTTATCTCTCTGCCACTCACCTTAGTCAACCAAGCAGCTACCTGCCTAGAAGGATATTGTTTTAAATGCTTCTTAGCTTTTTCTAGCGCTTCAAGCTCTGCAGGTATTGGCTGCAAGAGGTCAGGATCTGTTTCATCTTGTCGGTAGCCAAAAGGTATAGTTCTACCAATCTTTGGTATGGGTACATATGTTTCCTTATCTTTGGGCTGTGGAAGTATCCAAGCCCCTAAGTCTCTCTCACTCACTCTTATCTTTGGCAGGTAAAATCATAATGCCAGATGGAGTTTCAATCTGAACCTTATCTGTTTTTACCAAGCCAGCCCTGTCTAACAAATCCTTAGCAGCATTGAGCTTCTCTTTCAAGGCAAGCTCTGTAGGATCGGCAATGCCACCAACAACTGCCATAGCCGCTTTAGGCGCATGCATGGCAATGTAAAGCTGTGTAGCCTCAATGATGTGTTCCTTCAAAGCACTCATCAGTTCTTTGGTAGGATAGTTGTCGCTGTAGCCAGCAAGCTTCTTAGCCTTTGTAGGACTACCGTTGGCATCGCCCAACAACGCTTCAATGAATTTCTTTTGCTGTTCGTTAAGTTGTTGTTTCATAGTTAGATGTTGTTAGAGAATAGTTCTTCTGTGCGTACAGAGACAGTGATGGCATTTCCGCCAACATTGGCAAAGCCTGTGATCTTGTCGTTCTTCTCAAGAAACAGCGGTGCTGTAATCTGAAGAATGCTACGAGGCTTCATTCGCACAGCGTCCATGATGTCGAATGACAATGTATCGCTAGCACGATACCATTGTATCGTCACGTTAACGGT